AACCCTAATCTCCCCGCCGCAACCTCAAGACACCCCCCTCAACCCCCCTTCCCGAAAAATTTTTTGGACCAAAATGCCTAAAACTTGACCCACCCGCTGTGGAACCCCTACTGTCGTGGCATGAACGCCATCGCCCCCGCTGCTCACTTCGAGCCGGACTTCAAGGACCCGGCCCTCCTCGGCTGGCCGCCGACGCTGCCCATCGAGGTGGCCATGCGGGAGATGCCGATCGCACGGATTTGTGAGCACTACGGCATCAGCCGCGACACCTGGGGCGACCTGCGCCAGAACCCGGCCTTCCAGGCGGAGGTGGCTGCGGCGGTGGAGGCCCTCAAGAAGGAGGGCGTGACCTTCAAGATGAAGGCCAAGCTCCAGTCCGAGGAGCTGCTCAAGACGTCGTGGCGGATGATCCACGACCCGACCGACTCGGTCCCGCCCTCGGTGAGGGCGGACCTGATCAAGTTCACGATCCGTGCCGCTGGCCTGGACGGTAGCAAGGAAGTCGCCGCGGTGGGGCAGCAGGCTCCGCTTCAGATACAGATCATCCTGTGATCAGAAGGACCTCGATGTGACGACCATCGCACTCTGGACGCTCGGGCTGGCGTCCCTCGCCGCCATCCTGTTCGCCGCCCTCTGGGCTGCGGAGCTGCGCGCCTACAACCGGTTCCGCAGCGCGATCGAGAAGGCCAAGGCCACGCGCCCCTCGGCCCTGCCCGACTACCCCACCCTCCAGCCCTCCTCCCCTCCCCCGCGGCGGCGCGCTTTCTGATGGTCCCGCGTGTGATCCGCGCCATGGTGCGGGCGCTGCGTGCTCCGACCCGGGAAGTTCCGGTCGACGTGAAGGTTGTGCTGGTCAGGCACCTGATCCGCTACGCCACGCGGGGCCGCCGCTGATGGCCGACATTCCCCCGCGCGACTGGAACCACCCCTCCCGGGTTTCCCCGGGCGGCTTCGCGCCCAACCCGCGCTCCCACTGCCGCTGGTGCGGCGAGACCCACCTGCGCTGCCCGGAGGTCTCCGCGATCGAGTACCACCCGGACGGGTCGGTGAAGCGCGTGGAGTTCCGCAAGAACGATCTCACTGACTGGACGCGCATGAGGATCGGCCCCGCGGTTGGTAGCGGCTACTACCTCACCGACTGATCCAGTCTCAGAAAGGCTCGCCGCGCGAACAAAAAACTTTACGTGAGACCCAACCCCCGATAGGGTTACCGAAGGTGACGACACAACGCCGAGGGGATGCTGAGTGGCCGCCGGGATACGGGTTGGGGAAGAACTCTACAAGTTCGCGGTAGAGTTGGTTGCCAAGCACGGGAATGTGTCGGCCGCGGCGAAGGCGGCCAAGGTTCCCCGCAACACATTCGACACGTGGTTCCGGCACGCGCTCGTGGCCGGGCACAAGGACCCACGGAAAATCCGCGAGGAGCAGGCCATCGAGGAGGCCCTGGGTGTCGAGCCGGCGCCGCCTCCGCCCCCCGTGGTCAAGGAGCCGCCGGCGCCCGAGGAGCGGCGCGAGATCATCGCTCTGCGGGGCAAGGTGCAGCACCTGGAGCGGGCGCTCCGGGAGGCCGACCACAAGGCGATCGAGGGGGATCGCTTCCGCAAGCTGAGCCAGGAGCTGCATGAGAACCCGATGGACCCCCCAGCCTGGACGTTCCGGGTGCCGGCGGGGGATGACAGCCCGGGTGTGCCCATCCTGGACCTGAGCGACTGGCACATCGGCGAGACGGTCGACCCCCGCCAGATGCACATGGCCAACGAGTTCAACGAGGCCATCGCGGAGCGGCGGGTCAAGGCGGTCTTCGACCGGGCGCTCTACCTCTGCTTCCACCACGTGAAGACGCCGCGCTACCCAGGGATCGTCGTGATCCTGGGCGGTGACTTCGTCTCGGGCTGGCTCCACGAGGAGCTGTTCAGGACGGACTGGTGCGCCCCGACAGTGGCGGCCAACTGGTGCGTGTCACGACTGCACAAGGGGCTCGCGCGCCTCGCCGATGCCTTCGGGCAGGTCTGGGTGGTGGGTGTGCCGGGGAACCACGGCCGCCTGACCAAGAAGCCCATGGCCAAGGGGGGCGCCGAAGCCTGCTTCGACCACGCCATCTACGAGGCCCTGGCCGATCGCCTCCAGGATGACGCGCGGATCAGCTTCCACATCCCGCCTGCTGGCGACTGCATCATCCAGGTGCAGCGCACCCGCTACCTCATCATGCACGGCCATGAGCTGGGGGTGAAGGGCGGCGACGGGATCATCGGCGTGCTGGGGCCCATCATCCGCGGCGAGACCAAGACCGCGCGCAGCGAGCGCAGCGTGGGGCGGGACTACGACGTGATGGTGCTGCACCACTACCACACGTCCATCTGGATGCCGCAGCAGCGGGTCATCGTGAACGGCACGCTGAAGGGCTACGACGAGTACGCCCGCAAGAACCGCTACGGCAGCGGGCCGCCCACACAGTGGCTGTGGTTCAGCCACCCGCGCTTCGGGCCCAACATGCCGTTCAACCTGCACCTGGACGACCCGCCGGACGCGCCGGTCGTCGCCTTCGCGGAGCTGAGGGGTGGCTAGTGAAAAGTCCGCGTCGCCGGCTCCGCGAGAAGGCCCAGGAGAAGGCACACCCGCCGCTCGCGCTCCAGGCCGAGTGCGAGGTCTGCCACACCGAGTGGATCGAGGCGAGCACGTGGCGGACACCGCTGCTGCTGAAGTGCCCTGAGTGCGGACGTAGGCGCGGCGTACGCGTCGAAGTACACGGCATGAGGGACATGCCGCCAGAGGAAGAAGGGGGAGAGGCGTGAAGGGGTTCTGGTATCTGGCGAGTCCGTACTCGAAGTACCCGCAGGGGATCGACGTGGCCTTCATGATGGTGGCCAAGCAAGCGGGATTGCTTGCGCGAGCCGGCGTGCCGGTCTACTCGCCCATCTGCCACACGCACCCGATCGCGCTGTTCGGGAGCCTCAACCCGCTGGACCACTCCCTCTGGATGCCCTTCGACAAGCCCATGATGGACGCTGCGGTCGGACTGATCATGCTCCGCGCCGTGTCGTGGGAGGAGTCCTACGGGATGAAGATTGAGCACGACACCTTCGTCGCGGCGGGGAAGCCCGTGATCTGGATGGACCCCGACGTGGTGCCGTCGCAGTTCCTGGACCCGCTCGGCCGATGAGGACGCTCCAGGTTGCCCTCCTCCTGCTTGTGCTGGCGCTGATCTCGCGCACGGCGTCGCCGCACATCGACCCCCACTTCGCGGCCGAGCACGCGGCGAACAACGCGTGGTTGAACCGGCAGGTCGCCCGAGATGGTACGAAGTGCTGTGACGAGCACGACGTCGAGGTCCTGATCGACCCGCGGTGGCGGCAGACGCCGGCCGGCTACGAGGTGCTGATCGGCGAGACGTGGCGCCCGGTACCGCCGGGGCGGATCATGCGCGTGAACCCTGACGACCCCTCGCCCTACCCGGGCGAGGTCCTGCTGTTCCGCACCGGGTCGACTGTGTGGTGCTTCACGGTACCGTCGCTGTTCTGATGAGCGCCATCATCTACAAGCCGCCCGAGACGATTAAGGCGTTCATCAAGGACTACGCCCCATCGAGACTTTTCTACTCGTGGATCGTGGGCCCGGTTGGCTCGGGCAAGACGACGGGGCTGTTCTTCAAGCTGGCGTACATGGCCAAGCTCCAGAAGCCCTCCCCGGACGGCATCCGGCGCACGCGCGCGGTGATCGTGCGAAACACGCTGCCGCAGCTGCGCGACACGACGCTGTCGAGCTGGAACTACTGGTTCAAGCACGGGCAGGCCGGCGACTGGCTGGCGACCCAGAACAAGTTCGTGCTGCGCTTCGACGACGTGGAGTGCGAGGTGCTGTTCCGGCCGCTCGACACGGCCGACGACGTGGCTCGTGTGCTCTCGCTGGAGGTTACCTTCGCCATCCTGGACGAGTTCGTGCAGATACCGCGCGAGATCGTCGACGCGCTCTCGGCCCGTCTCGGTCGCTACCCCTCCGCGGTGGACGGCGGGGCGACCAACTGGGGCATGTGGGGCTCCTCGAACCCGGACACAGAGGACAACTGGTGGTTTGATTACCTGCACAGTGGGGAAAACGTGCGCCGGTACGTCCCGGGGGCCGAGCCGGTGCCGGGGAAGAACGCCACCTACTTCGAGCAGCCCTCGGGCTTCCTGGATGTGGCCGAAAACGTCGAAAATCTGCCCGGCGGGCGCGATTACTACACCAATCAGGCCCAGGGGAAGCCCGAGGCGTGGATCAAGCAGTTCATCGAGGCCGAGTGGGGCTTCTCGGCGGCCGGAAAGCCCGTCATCGAGAGCTTCCGGGCCGACCTGCACGTCGCCAAGAAGCCGCTGATCTTCAACCCGGGCCTCCCGCTCATCATCGGGCTCGACCCAGGCATCACAGGCTCCGCCCTGGTGTTCGGGCAGGAGGATCACAGCTCCCGGCTGCTCGTGATGGGGGAGCTGGTGCAGTCAGGCTATGGTGCGAACCGCCTGATCCAGGAGCGGCTGCGTCCCTACCTCCGCCGGCGCTTCCCGGACGCCAAGGTGGTCATCTCGCCCGACCCCGCGGCCGCCAACCGGGCCCAGACGGACGAGCGGACGGTCGTGGACGTGTTCCGGAGGTACTTCGACGTCAAGGTAGAGACCAACAACCGCTTTCCCCTGCGTCTGGCGGCCATCGAGCACTACACCACCCGCCTCACACCTGCCGGTCCGGCCCTGGTGATCGACCAGGACCAGTGTCCGCAGCTGGTTCGGGCCCTCAAGGGCGGCTGGAAGTATGTCCACGACACCAAGAAGGGTGAGACCAAGCCGGAGCCCGAAAAGAACCAGTACAGCCATGTCGCAGATAGCTTCGGCTACCTTGCGCGCTACTTCCATAGACAAGCGGACCGGGAAGCGCGCTATACCGCATCTGGACAGAAACGGTTTGTGCCGCCTAAGACGTGGGGGTCCAGCTACCATGTTCGTTGAGTCCTCGCTTACGTTTGGGCGGCTGCGGGAGCTATTGGTGTACTCCCCAGAGACAGGGCAGTGGCGCTGGCGGGTCAGTCCTCGGCGAGGTGTGCGCTCCGGTGATCCTACCGGCATGGTAAACACGGCCGGGTATGTGGTGATCGGTGTAGACCGTAGGCTGCACTACGCACATCGGTTAGCGTGGCTGTATGTCTACGCGGCTTGGCCGAGACGGTATATCGACCACATAAACGGGTGCAGAGCAGACAACAGGCTGGTTAACCTGCGGGATGTCACGCAGTCCGAAAACAGCGCGAATAGGTGTGTGCGGCCGCTGCAAGGAGTGTATAAGCCGAAAAATAGCGGTCGTTACGCCGCAGAGATCAAGTGCCAGGGCAAGAAGACGTTTCTCGGCATGTTTGATACTGCGGAGGCGGCTCACAAAGCGTATTGTGCTGCGGCTGAAACCATGTTCAGCGGCTTTCGTCGGGGGTTAACATGAGTGCATCTGCCCAGGCTGAGATCGAGCCGCCCGCGGTACTGGTCGAGTCCCCCGAGACCGCCCCGGTGGCCGTGCTGCGGCCCGAGGAGCTGCGGATGCTCGGTGACAAGCTCCAGAAGACCTTTACGCAGTACGTTTCGGACCGCCGGATGGCCGAGCTCAAGTGGCTACGGAACCTGCGCCAGTTCCTGGGCGTCTACGACGAGGATGTGGCCAAGCAGCTCGACCCGAACCGCTCCAAGGCGTACCCCCGTATCACCCGGGTCAAGGTGATCTCGACCCTGAGCCGAATCATGAACCTCATGTTCCCGGGGAACGAGCGCAACTGGGAAATCCGGGCCAGCCCCTCGCCCGACATGTCCCCCGAGGACGTGCAGACCGCTGTCCAGCGCATGATCGAGAAGCAGCAGAAGGAGGGTCTCCAGCCCACCCTCGACGCCGACCTCGTCGAGGCCGCGGCCAAGATGCTGGCCGACGAGCGGGCGCAGATGCTGACCAACTTCATCGACGACCAGCTCCAGGAGCTCGGGGGCGACCAGACCTACGACTACGTCCAGCTGAACCGCAAGGTGCTGATGAGCGGCATCCTCTACGGCGTCGGCGTGCTCCGCGGGCCCTTCGCGAAGCAGGAGACGAAGACCCGCTGGGGTCTCGACGCGATGGGGATGCCTGCGATGCAGCAGGACACGCTCATCAAGCCGCAGTACGAGTTCCTGTCGGTGTGGGACTTCTACCCGGACATGTCGGCCAAGACGCTGCGAGGCATGGACGGCTACTTCATCCGTCTCGTGATGACGCGGGCGCAGCTGCGCAAGCTTGCCGACCGCCAGGACTTCTTCGCGCCCCAGATCAGGGACTATCTCCGGTCCAACCCACAGGGGAACTACAAGCTCCAGCCCTTCGAGACTGACCTGCGGACGATGGGCGTGGCCGAGAACGTCAACGTCCAGAAGCCCGAAAGCAACAAGTACGAAGTGATCATCTGGAACGGCTCGGTGAGCGGCTCCAGCCTGTCCATGTGCGGTGTGGAGGTCCCCGAAGACCGCAAGGCGGACGACATCGACGCCGAGGTCTGGATGGTCGACGGGAACGTCATCAAGGCGACGATGAACCCTTGGCGGAAGCTCGGCTACGACGTGCCGACGATCCATGCCTTCGTCTTCGACGAGGATGACACGAGCCCGGTCGGCAACGGCCTGCCCGCGGTGATGCGCGATAGCCAGATGGCGGTCGCCAATGCCTCGCGGATGCTGCTCGACAACGCCTCGGTGGTCTGCGGCCCGAACCTGGAGATCAACACGGACCTGATGCGGCCGGACCAGGACATGACCTCGGTCACGGCCTACAAAATCTGGTACCGAGAGGGGAACGGCGCCGACGCGCAGTACCCGGCGGCGCGGGCCATCCCGATCAACAGCCACATCCCTGAGCTCGTGTCGATCATCGAGCTGTTCATGAAGTTCGCCGATGCGGAGACCTTCGTGGGGCCGATGACCGGCGGCGACATGGAGCGCGGGCCGTCCGAGCCCATGCGCACGGCTGCGGGGGCGTCCATGCTCCGCGGCGACGCGGCGCTGCCCTTCAAGGACATCGTGCGGAACTTCGACGCCTTCACGCAGTCGGTGATCCACTCGATCGTCTGCTTCAACCGGGCCTTCAACCCCGACCGGGCGCCGGCGGGCGACTACAACATCATCGCGCGCGGGGCGACGAGCCTCGTGGCCAAGGAGATCAAGGGCATCCAGGTGGACCAGCTGGCGCAGACCTTGACGCCGGCCGAAATGCTCCATGTGGATGAGCGCAAGCTCGTGGAGGCTCGTCTCGGCACCCGTGACCTGTCCGACATGCTGGTGCCGGCGGCGGTGGCGGAGTCGCGGCGTCAGGCCCAGATGCAGGCCGAGGCGGAGATGCGCGAAATCCAGAAGCAGCTGGGGCAGGCCCAGGTACGGGCGGAGGCGGCCAACGCCTACAAGGACATCGCCCAGGCGAACAAGAACAGCGCCGCGGCGGACAAGACCGAGATCGAGGCAGCATCCGGGGTGATCCAGACCCTGCGCGGCGACAGCGAGGACGACGATGACGCGACCGGCGGACGGAATACGGGAGCAGGTGGAAGCTCTGCGGGCCCACCGAGGCAGCAGTGAGTTCAACGCCATCATCAAACTGCTTGCATTTTGCCTGGAAGATGAGAAAGAGAAGCTCGTGACCTGTGGCCCGGATGGGTTTCAGGAGCGGCAGGGGGCAGCAAGGGGCTACCGAAAGCTCCTGGATCAGCTGACGCGCTCCGACACGGTCAAGTAACAAGGGGGTTTTATGTCCGAGACGATCGAAGCAGGCGAGAACTTCGAGGCCGCGTTCGCGCGCCTTGCACAAGAAGATGCCGGCGCAACCGCC